GACCTTGTGGTTATGAGCCACGTGAGCTACCTCTGCTCTATCCCGCGATATTAAATTAAATATACGATAACTTTTTCAAATTACCAAATATGTTTTTTTGGTGGAGATGAGGGGAATCGAACCCCTGTCTTACAAAGAACTAATAATATCAGCATTTCACACGTTTAGGATAAAGTTTAATCTTACAAACTTTCCAAAATAATAAGGGCTGTATGGTAATACAACTGGCCACCAACTGATTTTAGGTTTCAGTAAACTCATTTCACATTCTATTTAAAGTCCCATGATGTGTACGGGATTGGTTATGCTGCTACAGCGTAATCCATACCTACGAATGCCATAAGGTCATTGTAAGTCATTGTTGACTTTTCGTCTTTTGTTGTTTTGCAAGTATTTAAGGACATTCATGCTTTGTCCACGTGTGATACTACCATTTACATTGCAATCAATTCCATGGCATCCCCAATTTGTTATATCAAATATAAGATAAATATCCTGAATTACCAAATAAACTTATAAGTTGTTAGTAATCAATGAGTTATATATTACTATTCTGTGTAATCCCAATTTGTATCGGATGGTCTCCACTTTCCAAAATCCTCACATTTCCACACTTTTGTAGAATATCTAAAATAAGGTATTTGTGTAATATCTGCAGTTCTACTTGGTTGGTGAAATCTAGTCCTATTATTTGGTTGTGCACATAGTTGTCCATTTTCCAATTTAGATACATTATAACACTTATGTTCGTTTGGTGTTTCACTCCATCCACAATCTATTTCATTTGGGTCAGAATGTGATGTGTCAATTGTAAAAAGATAATCACCACTTACTACCGAATGGTCTTTCATTGTAGTATAGGTTTTAACACCCCTTAGAACCCTTTTTTCAATGACTGATATGTTATATGATAAACAATCCCAAAGTTGTAAGAAATCCAAAGGAAAGACCTTATCAGTCGTTTCTAATGGTCTCCAACGGAATGCATGGATAGGTAGTTTGTCATATACTGCTCCAAATGAATCAATATAGGTTTCAAATAATAATGCACGATTCACAATTGATTTAACGCTAACCCAATGTCCTTTTTCCCACTCACCATCACCCAAATAATTACCATTCTCATCTTTTTGAAAATCGTATAAAAATCTTTTATCTATTAAGACTTCAATTGGTGGTATGTTGGCTACTAAATAACTCATTAGAATTTTTTCTTTTTGAACATGTCTATTATTTTACTATTCAAAGTTTTTTTATAGTGTCCTGAATCCATTACTATAAATTCATTACCATTTCTATCAATGAATTGCCAATGTGCTTCATTCAATCCAAACCAATCGTCAATATGGTCTAACACTTGCATCGGTGTATAATTTGAACAACTATATAAATCAAATTGAAACATTGCCGGGTTTTCGTTATCCCATACATGAATTGATGCATGCGATGTTGCAAGTGTAACGGTTCCAGTTATTCCTTCATTACCGGGTTCCTTTACATAAACCGATGTGGGGCCTGCTACCACTTTCATTCCTACATTTTGTACTAATTGCGTAAACCATATGTTTAATGTTTTTTCTGTCTTTGGTGGGGTTTTTATATACCCTTTTACTAATAGGTGTAAGTGGTTTGGTACGAACATCTTTACTTAAATTTTAATCTTGTTAATCTTTCTATGTCCCCTCTTAATACTTTGTTGTTGTTTATACCATCTGGATTTGATAGGTCATTTTCAAATAAGAAAAACATCCATTCTTTTGTTTTTTTAATGTATATCACTTTCCAACATTGTTTAGGAACTGCAACTCTACCTATTCTTTTAATCTCACCTACATTGCCTGCCCATATACGAACTGAATCATATTTACTTGCCCATTCTCTTGTCAAAACTTCTAATGACTTCCAATCACCTGCGTTTAGTCTATGTGTTTGTGCCGACATATTACTCATATAGAAAGATTCAATTTGAACATCTGCAGTTTGACATTGGTTGGATGCTGCAGGAGACATATGGCCTCTATCATATCCACTACCTACATAGTCTGCTTTGATATCGGTTTCAATTATTGCTTGTGGGTCTGGTTGGAATGCATCTTTTCTTGGTAATGGATTTGGACAACTAACTTTTGCTTTAGTTTCCCACCACTCTACTATAACAGGATACTTTTTTGACTTACTGAAATGTGATGTGTAATTTGTATGTTTTAATACTAATACATCTTGTGAGAATAATGTAACACTAATAACCAATAGTGTAACTAACGATATTACTTTTTTCATCCTACTTTACTTTAAGGATAAATATAATATTTTTCAATTATAATACCATCCTAGAACCTATCTGGAAGTTACTTAAAAATACAGAATATGGTTTAGTATTACCACTTATTTTGTAGTTAAATGCAAAACCAAATCTCTTACTAAGTTTATAATCAAATGCTGTACCTAATAAGAATCCCATATGTCTATTTACAGTTGATTCACCCGTTACACTATTCCAACTTATAGGTGAAAACATTGTAAATACCTGTGGTGATATAGTTAGTTTTTTATTTATCGGATATGGTTTAGTCCAAAATACGATTGCAGATGTTGCCATATTATAATCAAATGAACTACTATCGTTTTTAAGGAATAGATTGATTACACCGACATTATAACCATATGTACCTTTTTTTGGTGTTGGTTTAATCCAAGTATAACCCATTAAGTTCATATAGTTTCCTCCTAAATATGCAACTGCCGTTCCGTATGAGTGTATTGCATCTAATTGTCCGTCTGCAGTCATTTTCATTTTTGTAATACCACCTGTCATTATAATAGAACTTAGGTCACTATTCACTATCAACCCTCCACTATAACTTATATCACCTGCTAACGATGATTTACTAAGTCCTAATGATATAGATGCTAAATACTGACCTGCACTTGCTTCTGCAACAGTTACATCTGATGCTAATAAAGTTGGATTTGTTACCTCTTGTTTTTTCTTTTTTTCTTCTTCTTTTTTCTTTTCTTCCTCCTTCTTTTTCTCTTCCTCTTTTTTAGCTTCTTCCTTTTTCTCCTCAGTCTTTTTTTCTTCTGATTTCTTTTCTTCGGTTTTAGCTTCCTCTTTCTTTTCTTCGGTTTTAGCTTCAGTTTTCTTTTCCTCTTGTTTTTGTTCTGCAGGTTTGTCCGATTTAGTTTCAGCAGGTTTTGCCTCCGCAGGTTTTGCTTCAGCAGGTTTTGCTTCCGTTGATGATGAACTACCACCTGATGATGACCCACTACCACTTGCAGGTGGTGGAGATGAACTACTACTTGCAGGTGGAGGTGGTGGAGGTGCTGCTGCTGGTGGAGGTGGTGGAGGTGCGGCAACTACGGGTGGAGGTGGTGGAGGTGCAATGTTTATTGGTGGTGGAGTTGATGCTGCTGCGGATGCTGCTGCTCCACTTGCGGCAGATGATGCAGCTCCACTTGCGGCACCACTTGCAGCAGATGATGCAGCTCCACTTGCTGCTCCACTTGCGGCACTTGCTGCAGCTTTTGCGGCAGCGTCCGATGCAGCTTTTGCGGCTGCGTCCGATGCAGCTTTTGCTGCGGCATCTGCGGCAGCTTTTGCGGCTGCATCTGCTGCGGCTCTTGCTGCGGCATCTGCGGCGGCTCTTGCGGCAGCTTCTTGTGCTAATCTAATTGCATCGTTTTGTGGACAAGGTGTTGCGAATACACTATTCACCCATGTTTGAAATGCACCACTACTGATATCTGTTAATGTTACAATTTTAGATTTACCTCTAATAACTGCAACTGTTGAGTTTTGTCCGAATGGAATTATAACCACATATACCTTTTGGTCACATGGGTCTATATAAGTTTGGGTAACAGTTTGCCCTTCTACTTTATATGCAGTTAGAGTTGTAACAATTAATAATAAAATAGTTACAAACCATTTCTTCATTACTTATTGTTCAGGCCGATTGAAATTTGAGAATACCCTCTAATTGGGTCTGTATCTACTTTTAATGTAACGAATTTGAAATCTCTTATTAGGCCGATTTTGTATGTGGTGAATGATGTGTTTGATTTTGGAAATGATATACCACCAATAGCATCTTTACCTTGCCATCTAATTATTTCATTACCAAATCCTATCATACCATGTATTGCAATTTTACCAATTCTTTTACCTGCACCAACATAGAAAGTTGACTCTTTTTTCCAATCTTCTTTACTAAGTGGAAAGTCAACATTATTTATTTGACCATATGGATAGTATTGGTTTTGGTCTATTGCATAAGTCATTACATAGTCCATAATAAAATATCCTCTCTTACCACCAATAGTTCCCCAATATGCTGCCTGTTTGTTTGTTGTATGTCCAAATCCAAAAGAGGTATAAACTCTTTCTTTTCTAATTGTATCTCTCTTACCACTTTCGTATATTCTAACTTCACTTCTTTGTCTCCATCCAAAATCATCATACCACATATACGGGAAAGGTTGATACCATCCCCAAGTTCCCCACATTAATCCGTATGGGTTTATTTGTGTTGCTCTCCATCTTCTTGTTAATGGTTGTCCTTCAAAGTTATCACCTGGTCTAATTGGTGCCGTTTGTGTTCTCCAACTACTCACATTATTTTGTTGTGGTATAGATGGTTGAACTCTTGTTTGAGTTGATTGTGATTGTTGAGATGTGTTTGTTCTCCAACTTGATACTTGTGAGAAAGATATCATTGGGATAACCAACAATAACATTAATAATTTTTTCATAATCTATTTGGTGAATACACCTTTTTTAATCATCTTGTCTAAAATATTTGCACATGCTATATCCAATGCTTTCTTTGTAGATATAGATATAGTTGATTGGTTAAACTTAATTGGGTCTATTGTTGCATCTGATAATAGAGTTAATTGTCTATTTGTCTTAGCTTCACCCAATCCACTTGCTGCTATAATTGTTCCGTTTTCTGCATTTGTGAAACGGACCTGTAAACCTAAACGAGTTACTAAGTTATCTTTAATACCATCCTTTAAGTTGATAGTTTCATCTTCACTAACGGAGTAATCATATACTTCAATTTCGACAAAGTAATGTGCTAACTTAATCTTACCTCTACCATCTAATTTGTTTTCGGAAATACCAGCTTGAGATGCCTGATATTGTTTTACCATTCTGTTTTTAATCTCAGTCTTATCTTCGGTAAATTCAAAACGATTAAGGTTGTCCAAATATTCTAATACGATATTTGCAACACCTAATCCAACTCTCTTTTCTTTTAGTTCAGGATACATTTCATATACCTCCTCACCAATACCACATTTTAGGATTTGAATGTTCTTTTTAGGCCCTTCATAATCCATATATTGAGAGATATCTCTTTTCTTTTCAAAATCCGCTTTGAAATCTTCTGTTTTAGTGCTTCCTATTGTTTGAGCAACACCCACAACACTGCTTAACAAACAAAAACTTAATAATACTAATAATTTTTTCATATATCTGTTTCATTTCTTATAAATATAAATGAAAACTTAATTTAGGTATATAATTTTCTGGTAATAACTTTTGATAACCGATAAATTCACAAAATTCTTCATCTGGTTTATATATCATAGAAAATGTATCCAAATTAATTAGTATTTGTCCTGTTGTGAAAATTTCATGTTCACTTTTTCTTCGATATGGATTTAAAAAATTGTTGGTAGTATATTGTTCCGATAATACATTCATAACATCATCTATTTTTTTTACTTTCTCCAATTCTCGTTGAGATATATCCAATCTATTGATTGATGATTTCTTTTTTATACCACTATTGTATCCTGCTCCTTTATGATATATTCCGTGATTAGTTCTTACTATTAATTCGGTTTTATCCAATTCTTTTATGATTGGTTCATGTTTTGTTGTTCCTTCATATACATACTTTTTTTCAGAATTAGCTACAATAGTAATTCCCTTTAAACCATTATGTAATGTATTTTTTGATTTGTAATTTGTTAAATAAGATAATGTATCATCTATATTTTTGATACTCAATGCATGTCTTATTTTTGCACCATCGTTTGATATTGTATTTTTTCTTTTTTTAACAATAACACCCTCCGTTTCATCTTGTGTAACCATCAAAGTTGCGTTTGTTATTCCAATACCAAATTCATTTAATCCTTCTGACCAATCCGTGCCCGTATCGTGTAAGTATAAAATTTCTACTTCATTTTTTATTTCGTGTACAATTCTAACAAATGCTTTATATTTTCTATCTCTATTTTTAACCAATATAGATTGATTCTCTAAATGTAGGGATGCAATTACACACATTTATTTATTTTTTATAAATTTTAATTTTTCCATCATTATCTACTAAAATAGCACTCATATTTTCAATCCAATCACCACTATTTAAATATCTTTTACCATTTATCATTCTATCTTCGGGTTGATGTATGTGGCCACAAATAACCCCATCACATCCTTTTTTACCTGCCATTTGTAATGCAGTTACTTCAAAATCATTTACATAATTAGTTGCAGCCTTTACACCATATTTAATTTTTTGTGAAATAGATTGATATGGAAGATTTCTCCACTTTCGGTAATGATTGTACCATCTATTAAGTGTAAGTGCAAAATCATACCCTATTGCCCCTATTTTAGACAACCATTTATACTTTGTAATAAACACATCAATCACATCTCCATGAAATATGTAATAACATTTTTGTATCCATGTATCATGTTCTATATATTCTGAATATCTTAAAGTGTAGTCTTCTCTGATTTCTATACCTCCAAAATGATTACCCATAAATTCATGTAAAAATTCATCATGATTTCCTCTTATCCAAATTATTTGAGTTGTGTTTGAAAGTTTTAATAATTTACTAATAACTTTTGTATGTTTCTTTTTCCATTTTGCACCTCTATTCAATGCCCACCCATCTATTATGTCTCCATTCAAAATAAGTAAATCAGTTGGATGTTGTTCTATAAATTCTATAAACTCTTCTGCTTTACTATCTTTTGTTCCCAAATGTAAGTCGGATACTACAATTGCTTTGTATTTCATTTTTTAAATAATTTTTTCCAAATTTTAGTATTTGGGTTTCCTAATTTCATTCCAATATATTTTCCTAAAACGCTACCAATAATATAAAAAATAACAATTCTAAAATTTCCTTTTAATAAATCATCAATTGCATAATATGTAGATGCTAATGCAACTAAATTTATCCAAACTGAATTCAATAATAAAGCTCCTATTTTATTTTGATATGTATACTTTATTTCCAATACTTTGAAAATATTATACATTGTTTGTGCCAATAACACAATTATTTCTTTATACATTAATTCCAATAATTATGTGATTGTTTAAAAAATTGTGAATTGTTTCTATTGAAGTAACATTTTACAGTTAACCAAGCCATATAAAAGAAACCTTTGTTCTTAAATCTTCTAGCAGATGTCCATACACCTTTTGTATTGTGTATTTTCATTACTTCTGTTTTTTGAGAAACCCAATAATCTTCTGCGAATAAATGTGTTTCATCGTATCCACCGGTTTTCCAATATGCTTCGGTTTTCCATAATTGAAATCCACCCACTGCAAATGGAGTTCCTATCCAATTACTTATTCTCTGTTGGATATCAAATAATCTAAATATCCAATTGAATCCTTTTTCCGTTTGAAATGGTACAGTCACTAAATCGGTATCATATGCCAAACATTCACCCAATACTGATTTATTCAATAACATGATATCTGCGTCTAAAAATAATATGTAAGGTGTAGTTACTAATTTACTGCCTTCTAATCTTGCCTTTGCAGGAAACCCACCTTGTATAATTTCTATATCCAATGAGTATTTAAAATCTCTTTGAACATAATATAAAAAATCTAAACTATCACCTTCATCGGAGTTATCTGCAATAATAACTTTAAGTCCTGCGGAACCCACTTGCTTTGCAATAAATGCAATACACTCATATATGTTATCTTTTTCATTTTTACAAGGTATTACTATTGTTAATAAGTTATCCATACACATAAATAAAAAACCCCCACCAATAGTGAGGGTTTCAATGTTAAGAAATTGTTATCCTAATTCTTCTTCTTTTTTAGGTTCTGTTTTTTTGCTAGTAAATTTATCCAAAGTATCTGCACCCATACCGATAGCAGTAATTACCATTACGGCATTTACTAATTCAGCTGCTGGTTTGAAATGGTCTTCGGTAAATGAATTAGCTAACATTGTCCCACAAAGGAATAATGAACCTATAAATGCGATTACTGGTTTTACGGAAATTGCACCTCTTTCGTCTTTGAAAATGTCAATTACCCATTCTTTAAATGTCATAGTTTTGTTTTTAAAATGTTTATAACTATGTAACCTATTTATCTTTTTTAATTTTTAATGCCTGTCTAATTAAAAACGATATTAGTCCTATAAAGAATACTACCGTTCCTATTTGATACCATATTACCATTTTGGTGCTTCTTCTTTGAACTCATCACCTTCTTTCTTTTTAGGTTTTGGAGCTGCAGTTGCAGGAGTTGCACTTTTTTCTTTAATGATTACAGTTTTACCACCTGCCGCTTGTTGTTGTGCAGGTATGTTGATGTTGATTGATTGAGGTTGAACTTGCTTATCACTCTCTTTTGGTTTTTGTAAATAGGACATTAAGAATGTACCACCACCCACTACTAATGTACTAACCGTACCGATAATAGTTTTTTTCAAACCAGTCATTGTACCATCATTATGTTTTTCGTTTTTAGCCATTGCAGCTTCTTCCGATGTCTTTGTTGTTTTTGTTGCCTTTGCCATAATTTATATTTTATTAAAATCCGTTATTCCTAATTGATTACCTTTGTTATCAAATAATGCAATTCTATATGCTGATGATGGTAATGCGGTTGTATATACTTTTAATACATTGTCACCTGCTTTCACATCACTTGTTGACTTTGATACTACTCTATTAGATATGTCAAAAATCTTAATAGTCACTGTTTGTGCTATTTCACTTTTAACATTCATAGATACTTGTGATGTTACAAATGGTGTTTCCAATTTGATACCACTCACACTATTGATTGCTAATTCCGATGGGATTTGGTTTATCAATACTACATCGTTTGTTTTTCTACAACTTAGCAATACCAATGTTAACAAAAATCCTAATCCTAAAATTTTATCTAATTTTCTCATTTTACTTTACTATTATTATTGTTTTTCCTACTTTACTTTTGTTTTCATCCTCCAATAACAGATATAAATATTTAACTGATAACGATTTAGTGTATATTTTCTTTTTATTTATTCCAATTTGTCCATTAAACCTTTCTCTTGTCAAAACTTGGTTGGTCGTGCTATCACCCATTGTTAGAGTATATACACCATTTTTTGTTAAATCAAATTGTATTTCTTGTCCGTTATCAATAGTGTTTTTGGCATTATTAAATACATTTGTTGTTACAACGGGTGTTATCACTACTGGTGCTACTTTTCTACATCCTACCAAAGTCAATACTAATATGAATAATATCTTTTTCATTAAAATTGAAAGTTTGTTCCTATCATAAATAGAATTGGGTTACTCTTTTTATATCCAACCGACTCACTTAATTTATCCCAAGTTGTGTTATATCTGATGTTAGTGTTTAATATAAATCTTTTGGTTATTTTCCAATCCATAGATGTGCCATAATATAAGTCTAAATTGAAATCATTCAAATATGCTAAATCCGATGCAGTACCATCTTTGAATACCTTGTAGATATCACTCATTGCAAATATTTGTGGTGATATGTTTACCCTTTTTGTTTTCAATGTATATGTGTACATCACCATACCTTTGTAATTTATTTGAGATGATGCTGGCATAATTGGATATATATTTTTTACCCAATTATAATTTTCATCTACTGTATATTTTCCTTCCCACTCACCTTCGTATGAATTCCAAAATGATTTTGATGCAATTACACTATAACCAAATGTTCCAAACTTTTTAGTCCTGAATACATCTATAAATGATAGTGTGATATCTTTTTGAAAATCAAAATCCGTTGAATAGAATGATTGTAATGTAGTAGTTCTGGTATCCGTATTTCTACTAAAACCATAACCTACACCATAGTATTTCCATATTGGATTTATTGATGATGCGAATGAGTGTCCCCATTTACCATTATTGGATGTCTTACTATATCCTAAATTTAAGGTAGTAGATACTTGCTTTCCAATTATACCTACTGAAAGGTTTGATGATGAAAGTACATCTTTTGAAAAATCAATATAAGACTCCAATATACCCAAATTATTCATATTACCACTTTCTCCAAATAATTCTTTTGGTGATAATTGCAATGTATCAGGTTTCGATGGAGTTTGAGAATATCCCCAAATTTGTACTGTGAGTATAAAAATAAGAGTAATTATAAACTTTTTCATTATGTTATAAGTTTAATAGTTTATTTTTCATTTCTTTGTAAAAAGCCAATTCAATATTCCACATCATAATACTATCTTTTTGTTTATTTTCACCATTACATAACCATTCTTCACTTGCAATATCACCTACTTGGTATGCCACTTCTATAAATTCTTCTTCTTCCGTATATTGCCAATTATTAGAAGGGTTAGGATGAATCCAACTAAAACACTTAACATTTACAATTTTATATTTTCCACTTTTAATGATAAAATTTTTCATTTCATCATATCCAAAATTAATTTCCATAATTTTTAGTTTATTTTTATTTTTAATGTTTTTCCATCTTTATTAACTGCGTCCGTTGAACCTATTGAAATTAAACCCAATATGTTATCTAATTTTGTGTTTGACGAAAATGAAATCTTATATGTTGTCATTTTATCCAAACTTGTACTACCATCACTTACCAAAGAACCCAAATTGATGTAATCACCCTTATCACTTGCGTAGTTAGTGGGTGAACCATTTGTAGTAAATTGTATTCCTTTGAACTTTAAGACCGAATTATCATAGTTTAATTGGAATTGTGTACCTACTACATTTTGTCCTAATGGGTCTAATGTAATATATGCATAAATACTATCTCCAATTACTTCCGTTAAGATTGATGCGTTAATTTCATTTGATACCGGTGTGCTCATTGTAGTTCTAACCGACATTGTAGTTATACCATTTGAAGGTGGTGTTGCTGAATGTGATAAGTTTACATCACCTTTCCAACTAACTGCCAAATCATAGTTATAACTTATTACATCATCTAATAAACTGAATGAGTATGTTTTTCCTTTATATGATGTAAATGAGTTCCATGTTGACTTACCTATTAAATTATAGATTGAGTCCGGCATTACTTTTATAGTATTGTCCAAAGTGTAATCAGTAACTAAATTACTTGTACCTGTTAGATTTTGTAATAATTTGAAACAATCAGCTTCATTGAAATATCCATCATCATTTACATCTGCGTTTATATACTGAATACCATACCCAAACTCATTACCACTTTGATTTCCAAATATACCACCATTTGCTAATTCCTTAAATGCTAAATAAACATCCGTTACAGTCACAATACTATTATAAAGAGTTTTCAATTGAGCACTATCGTATTCATTCAATTCCATTCTATGTTGTTTGTATGCACCTAATTGTGTAAATCCAAATTCCGCTTTTACTCCATAAAATCCATTTGCACTTCTTAAACTTGATGTATATGTTGAAGCTGCGTAATTAAATTGTGTTGGTGTATAAACATAATATTCAGCCCAACTATTTGGGTCATATGAATTAAATGTTACGGTACCATTCCATAAATCAAATAATTTTAATTTAGTTACATTACTCGGTGTTACATTTGTTCCTATAAATTCTCTTGCATCAACACCAACTCTATATCTACCATTTGATGCGTCATAATCATAAATTACACACCATTCAACTTGACCAGGAGATGTAGTTGCTTTATATGACATTGGTGCCGATACAAATTGATAACTCAAATCCCATCCACCCCAATCGGATGTTGTTATACCATTACGGGTTGATGCGGTATAATTATTCTTTCCTTCGACTACTTTAATATAAATTTCTTTTGTTTGTCCAATTGTTAAAACTCCAGCATGAACCGCCATAGCAGGAATGTAGGAGTCATTTGTGTAAATATCGGTTCCCCATCCGCCACCACTTGCACCAGTTACTGTCATTTTATATATCTTACCAATATCAGCAGTAGTGAATGATGTCATATCACTTACACCGGTTAAAGGTATTGCTACTGATGTGAATATTTGTGCCGTATCTATTTGATTTGAAAGATATACTTTACCCAATCCACTTAATGATTTATATCCATCTGCTGCAGTCCAATTAGATGTGTTATCGTTTCTTTTGAATATTTGTGCTGAGAATTTGCTCTTATCTATTACACTATTAAACTTAAATCCAAATAGTGCTTTTATAGTTTCTCCGTTTGAGTGAGCAACACTATTAGAATAAAATTCAGTAAAAGTTGCATCATCGGGATTAGACCAAGTTCCATATTCAATTACATAAGCACAAGTAAAAGTATTTGGTAAATCATTCCATTGAGTTCCGCCACCCCATTTAGTTACGGGGTAATCTTCGTTACCACTATTGTTTGGTTCTCCACCTGCCCAATTATTATATTGTCCTTGAACATTGCCTGCCGTTTGTCCGTTTGATGTTTTTATAAGAGTTCCCTTTTCAGGCCCTGCATCAATTATCCATCTACCTTCCGTTACTTCATCCGTTGCAGCAAACCAAATATTTGATTGTGGTACATTTGCAAGAATAAAAGCATCTTCATCAGCAGAAGTGATTGTTACCAAATATCCAGTTTGTCCTTTGAATGTTGTTGTTAGTGCAGCTGCTCTTGCAACTGTGTAATATGCTCCAGTTGTTACAGGTTTATAAAAGTGTCCATTAACTCCATTGTAATAATATCCCGTTGGATTAACAGTTGCGGCAACTGAAATATTAATATCTCCCGTTATTGTTCCTGTGTTTATCTTTAACGATGTCAATGCCGTATTGATACTAGCCATTGTGCCCGTTATTACCAAGCGTGTTTTATTACCACTTAAAGTAAATCCACTTGCTGCAGTTAAACCCGTTGTTGTATTAAGATAAAATGTTGTACCCGATGGAGGATTGACTAAACTGATTGAAGTTAATAAAGTAGATGTTGCACTAAATCCGGTTAATTCAAATCCACTAGCATCTTGTCCCGTTGTATTGACGGTAAATGATTTAGGGTCTGGTGCCGTTACTGACTGGCCAAACCCTATAAATGATATTAATAAGAATAAAAGTGTAACGATTTTCTTCATACTATTCAACTATTAAGTTAATCTTATTTCCGGCACCATCAACTGCGTCAGCTAAAACTGTATAGAATAAACCTGCAGTATTTGTTATAGTTTCTTTTGGAGTAAATGTTAGTTTATATGGAGTACCTATTTTAATTCTACCCACTTTTGTCTGGTCCATTGAACCAAATGTTAATCTACCATCTCCGTTTGTTGAAAAGTTAGTTACACCTGCTCCTGCATCAAATGAAATATTGTCAAAAGTTAATTTAGTATTGTCATATTGTAAGATTACCTCTAAACCCGCCAATCCTTCTTTTGTTAATGTACCTGTTAATACTACTTTACTATTTATCATTGTAGATGCCAAACTCAATTTAGCTTCCTCTATGGTTGGCGTGTATGACATTGATTGTACCCCAAATGATTTAATTGTCGATGTACCATCTTTAATTGAGTTTGCGTAAGTACCTGCTGCAATTCTACTTGCAATTTCAGTTGGAGAAGATGAATGTGACCAATCCAAGTCGCCACCCCATGCATAAACCATATCTACCGATTGATTTGCTGCGGTTACTTTTGTTTTATAAGTAGGAACTCCATCTAACCAACTTTGATTTAATAAACCACTAAACCATTTATATAATCCACTATTTGTACTTAATGGAATCCATGCACTATCTTTTACATTAGGAATACCCATTACATATGCAAACATATAGTATGAGTCACTTTCACTAAATGTACTTTTACTCTTTGTAATTTGTCCTATATTCTTTTCTAATACTGGTCTTGTGAAATAAGTTTTTGCACCTGTAATATCAGTTTGTGTAATACCTAAGAATGCTTTATATGCGTCCGATACTGTTATGATATTATCCATCCAAGCTTTTCCAGTTGCACCATACATCCATACTGCCAAACTATCACCTACTTTAACTTCCGTTGTAAATGTTGCTTCACCACTTGCATCCAATGATTTTATTGCAATACGTGTTACATTCCAATCAATAGTTCCATTGGATTGTATTGGAAATAATGCAACACTATGTGCAGTAATATCGTATCCTGTTGGAAATAAAACTCTTACTTTGAATTGAGATGTGTTACCCGTTACATTTGATAAGGACATTGTACCTGGGTCGGTTGTAATTGGAGTAATGTATGCACTTGTTGCATCAATTGAATATGATATATCTAATTTATGAATATCAGTATATGTACCCAAATCTTTAATTACATATTTTTGAGTTGCAATATCTCCGTTGATTGATGCATCTGTTCTTTGTACAGTCAATTGACCAACATTCCAATCTGCGTTAGTTGCATAACCCCAAGGACTTACACCATATTGTGAATATAAATCTTTAGCAGTTATACTATTTGCTGTACTTGCTGTAAATTTATAAGATGTCCAACCTGTGTAATATGTTTGTACCGATGTTCCTTGTGAGAATGTGGTTGAAACATATGCAAGTGCTTTATTGTTATATTGGTATCTCAACCAAAAATAACGAGGTGTAGTCGTACCTCTTGCAACTGTATACTTTACTGAAATTGTATCACCAACTTTTAATCCCGTTGTAGGGGTTACTGATTGGTTGATTGTTAATTGTGCATTTGACGCTATGGATATTACTAGTATTCCAAGTAGCGTTAATAGTTTTTTCATTTTATTTATTTAATAATTTTGTTATTAGTTTATCGGAAGCTTTTTTAAGTGCGTTACTCAATGATGTCTGATTAAATTTACCACCCTCATCTACTATAAGAGTTGACATTGAGATTTCTGATGATGATTCTTCAACCACTACTTCTTTCTCTTTCTTTCCGTCTTTGTATAATATTCCTTTTAAACGAATTACTACTTCTTGCTCACCTCTGTGAAATACTGAAATGTTGGATTTTGTAGTAAGAACATCTAAAAATATAATTTCAACTTTTAATCTTTGGGTTGCATCTTGTGATAGGTCTAAACCTCTTTCTTGCAAATATTCTTCTAAAATATTTTTAACACCAAACTCTAATTTTCTATTTCCGGCTAACTTGCCAATTTTAACTTTATTTTCTACACTTTCAACCCAGATATGGTCGTTAGCATTGTACCAAATGTTTTCAGGACTATTTTTAAATGTACCATCAATTCTCCATGAAATCCAATTTGAAATATCTCTTGTCATTTCAGTTTTACCTGAAAATTCCAAGTAAGACATGAATACACCGAATATAACGGCTAATATTGTCCATGTAATCGCTAAATATAAAAAGCCTAAAAACAGCTTTTCCCCTAAATTATTTGATAATTTTAATAATTTTGCCTTCATCTATGTTTGATTTTACTTTACAAACATAAATATAATGAAATGACAACAATCAGTATTTATTCTATATTATCTTTTCCAAATGTATTTAAAAAATGATGAAGTGGTGTCCAAAGACAATATACTCCAACTGCTTCTAAAAATGTTAATTTAGGTAACATCGGTATCAATTGTGTTAGATACGAAATTGCTAATCCTATAACACAAGTAACGATAATAACATTTAATGTAATTTTTAATTTTTCCATATAAGTAATATACGAAAATTATTTCAATACACCAAATTTATGTCAACAAATGATAATATTCTTTGAAATGTTTGATACGGTCAGGTAATCCAATTGTTCCACCATTTACTCTTTTAGTAATTTTTGTAACAGTATCGTCATTTGCACCACCATCAGCCATCTTATGTAAACCATTCTTATTAAAGAACCATGCTGCTGAAGCTAATGCGTATTTACTTGCTACTAAATCAGGGTTTGCAATACAATCTTCACCAATTGATTTAGTGAATGCAGTATAATTTTCTTTTCCTGTTAATTGAATAAATCCTCTACCATGAAACTTCCAACCTTCACCACTTGCTTCTGCTCCGTTACCCATTCTACCACCATATACTTTGTTGGCGATTTTTTCTGGTTTTCTTTCGTATGGAACTGCTGATTCTAATGTTGGGAAATATTTTTTGAATATTCCGTTTAATCCTTTAGCTGAATAGTTTAAGTTTTCTTGTGTTAATTTGAATCCACCACTTTCATGTCCACATTGTGCTAAGAAATGTGCTAATCTTAATGGAGTGTTGATTTCAAACTTAGATGCTACTTCTGGAATCATTGCTATAACACTATCAGGAATGTGTCCTTTTAATGTATCTAATTTTAATCCGGTTGTATTTGTTACAGGGGTTGGTTTTGGAGTTAAGACTTCTGCAGGAGTTACTGGAGCAACTGCTTCCGTAATACCCATAATCTTATTCCAAGTAGTATTTCCCACAATACCATCTGGAGTTAGACCATTCTTTAACTGAAATGCTTTTACTGCATCTTCGGTTTTAGGACCGTAGTTACCAATTGCTTCTAAACCTAATTTTGTTTGTAATTGTTTGACATTTTCGTTATTGTCACCTCTTTTTAACAACATAATAATTATTTTATAATAAATATAATTTTATTTTTGTTTTCTGTTTTTTATTAAATCTATATGACCATGTCCTGCAGCTGAAACTACCGTATATCCGTTATCTTCATATTTTTTCATTTTACGAATTAGGTTCTCATCTCTTGCATCATTAAACACATCGGATAATTCACCAACTTTGGTTTTTTTATCCCCATTATCTTGTGGATATGATAATCTATATAATGTGTGAATATCTCTTTTATTTGGTTTATCAAAGTTACTTATAGGAGGAAATCCAGCTTCTTTTGCTGATTGTTGTAAGAAATTTTTACCATCATCACTTAAATAATCTTCAGCCTTTAGTTTTTCATTTTGACCGACCATATTAGCCCAATTACCTGCCATTACAACATCATGTGGTAATCCTGTTTTCTTTTTCTGATAATCGTATAACATCGATTGGTCGTTATGAACATCCAATTCCTTACCATCCCAACTATCATTTGTAAAATTTGGATAATGTTTTTTAAGTTCGTTATGGATATACTCTTGCTCACTACCTTTAACATACTTATTATTTTCATCACCACCTTCACCTAAAAATACAATTTTAGAATCTTTTGGATACATTTTTTTAACATCATCTACTACTTGTTTGGCACCTTCGATGTTATCATGTTCTACACCAAAAATGGTTGAACCTTTTTTAGTTTGAATTGTTCCCATTTCTTCACCTTCGGAAGAAACTCTTTTGGATGGTTTAGTATCTACTTTTTTTTTTCTGGAGATTGTTGGGGTGCACCTTGTCCCGCTTTAGCTGCTTTCTTTTCAATACCAATATGGTCTGCGAATTCGTTTGAACGCTTTACTAATGGTTTAATTGGTTCATCAATAACTCTTACATTCATTGCAATTGGTTTATCAGGATTTTTAGCGTTATAAGCTACAATCGCTGCCCATCTATGATGTCCGTCTAATACATATCCATCATTGGAAACATATATAGGTGCGGTTAAATCTGGGTTTTGTGGATTTTCTTCAAGTCCTTTATACATTCCTGCAACTTTATCACCTACTAAATTCTTTTGAGTTGCTTTTAATCTATCTGGAGGGACGGCTTGTGGTTCGGATACTTTAATACCTTCTTTATTTAACATTTCCTTAAAAAATTCTTCAGTATCTACTTCACCATTTCTTGGGTCTCTTGGTAATTTATCTGCAGGAGAGCCTGGTCTTGCATCACCTTTGAATTGAGGCATATCGTTTCTATCTATACCTAAATTATCTTCACAATATATATTTGACCCTGGAATTGATACATCACAAAGATTAAAGAATTCTGGTTTTTCACCATTTGCTTTTGCCTTATCGGTCATTGCAACCAAATCATCTATTTTAGTTGCTACTTCTTGTCTTTCAATTGGTGTAGCTTGGTCTAATGTTTTTTTAGATGTATCAATGCCTGGCATTAAGTTTTTCAACTTCATATCATCTGCACCAGGTCTTTGTGGTTTTTCTTTTTCTACATTTTTTTCTGCAGAACTTTGAAAATCTTTACCACTTAATTTTCCTGGAGGAGGTGCTTCTCCTGGTTGAGGTTGTGTAGGTTGTGCTTTTGGTTTTTCTCCTGCTTTTGGTTTTTCTCCTGCTGCGGGTTGTGCCGTTGGTTGTTGAGGTTTTGCCTGTGGGTTAGCACCTGGTTTTGGTGTAGATGGTTCTTGTCCTACTTTTGGAATGACACCACCTGATTTTGCTTTAGTTTTTTCAATCTCATCAGGAGTTGCTTTATCGTGCTTATTCGGGTCCATTTGTTGTACAGTATATACATTACCCGTCTTTTTGTTTTTGACGATATCATCTTCCTTTAATAAAAAAGATTTATTTATTAATGATTTAAGCTTTATCATATTATCTACCTTGTCCTCTGTATCTTTTTGGTTTTGGGCTATGTTTGTTATAACTCTTTATACCAGAACCTGGGCCAGTCTTTCTTGTACCAAATGTTGTCTTATTGGAACTAGCTGCTTTTGATTTTGCCATTTTTGATTATTTTCCGATTTACTTTACTTACTTTTTTGTTGTCTTAGTTGCTTTTTTAACTTTGGTTTCAACTTCTGCTACGACTTCTTTAGCTTTTGCAGTTGCGTTTTTAACTTTAGTTACTTCCGTTTTAACTTTAGCTGCTACTTGAGGAACTTTAGTTTGAACTTCTGCTACAAATGAATCAACTTGACTTTCAATACCTTCTACTTTAGAGAAAAGGTTTTTGATAAATGTGAATAGTCCCATTTTGTTTTTGTTTTGTTTATGATTAAATATAAATATTAAATTTTTTTGGAAAATGTTTTAGTCTTCTCCATATAGTGAGAATCTCTTTACAGGTTTTTCTACTTCTTCCTGTCTAATGATTTCTACGGTTCCGTTTCTTGCTTCAATATAAAAGTTAGTATCACCATTTGTTTGATACCACGCTTCCAACGCATCGGTAAGAGATGGATAAATATCCTTTTGACTTCCGTCAGCAAATACCCATCTATCTCCTGGTGGAACTCTTTTAAGGATTAATTCCTTTTGTTCTTTGACTTCTATTTCCATATTAGAATACTTCAATAATATTGGTTTCTGATACTTTTACTACTTCGTATTCAAGCTTCACTGCTTCTTCTACGAATTTGTTTACTAACTTAGCTTCTGCTTCTGTGCAAGACAATGCGTCTACTAAATAATTTTCTTTTTGTTTTTTGATTTTACCTTTAGCATCTTCTACTTCGATTGCTACTTGTACTGAATAATACTTTGCCATAACTTTGTTTTTAATTGTTAATAAATAAATATACGAAATATTTTTGACATTACCAAAAAATCCCCCACTTTTTAGGGTGAGGGATTGTGAGTATATTTGACTGCGTAAATTTTAATTACTGCTTTTAGTCTCTTCTACTGAAGCCTGACGATAATCGGTTACCACTTTTTTCAAATCACCAATTAAGGTTCTTGCGTTTTTTTGTGATACTTTTGTTGTCTTGTTGTGTTCTTCTTCGAACTTATTAAACAATTCTTTCATTGTTTGAAATAGTTCTTCTTTTTTACTAGCCATAATTGCTGTTTTTTATTTGTTATTAAATTATCTTCCTCTTTTTTGACGAATTTCTAATTCTTTTAGATAGTGTGCTTTCCAATGATATTCAACCGAAATAGGGCCGTTCCTGAATTTCTTTAAGTCATATTTCCATATAGACTTTGATTCATCATCTTCAAATATGTATTCGAATTTTGTAGGTTTTTCGGTTTTACTTAAATTTTCTTTAGATGGTTTTGTAGACATAACTTATTAATTTTATCCACACTATAATGCGAAAGATTCTCCACACCCACATGTACGGGATGCATTGGGGTTTATAAACTGAAATCCTTTACCATTTAATCCATCTGAAAAATCTAATTCGGTTCCAAATAGATAAAGTAACGATTTCATATCTATTAATATTTTTACTCCATTATTTTCTGCAAGAGTGTCTCCTGTTTGTTGGTCGGTATCAAATGAAAGGTCGTATGACAATCCACTACATCCACCACCTTTAACTGCTACTCTAACAAAGGGAGTTTTGAACCCACTTTCTTCAATAAGTGAGTTTAGTTTTTTTGCTGCACCTTCTGATACTGTTACCATTATGCGTATTTTAGTCCGAAAAATTCGTAGTTCTTATGTACCGATGCTTCATCACCTGCTTTAATTGCCAAATCTTCATCTTCGTAAATAGCAGAAACAGGACATTCAGGAACACATGCTCCACAATTGATACAACTATCAGGATTGATATACATTTGTCCACCCGGAAATGCTGCTCTACCATCTCTTTCAATTTCACCACCTGACCCTTCTATATCGATAGGTCCGTGAATACAATCTACTGGACATGCACTTGCACACGCAGTATCCATACAATCAATACAACTATTTCCAATTATAAAACTCATACTTTATTTTTTATACATGCGACTCTTCAAAAATTATTTCCTCCAATCCGTTCTTTACTCTATAATCATTAATAGCCGATTTGATAGCATCTTCTGCTAAAACCGAACAGTGAATTTTAACCGGTGGTAGATTTAATTCTTCAACCAAATCCATGTTATCAATCGTAATAGCCTCATCCAATGTTTTACCTTTCAACCATTCAGTTGCTACCGAAGATGATGCAATTGCCGAACCACATCCAAAGGTTTTGAATTTTGCATCAACAATAATATTGTCTATTACTTCAATTTGTAATCTCATTACGTCACCACACTCAGGTGCTCCTACCAATCCAGTTCCTACATTTGGTTTACTTTTATCCAAAGTTCCCACATTTTTAGGATTAGAATAATGGTCTAATACCTTTTCCGAATATGCCATAATTTATTGTTTATCTATAAATATACGAAAAATATTTGAAATTACCAACTAATTTCCCAATCCTTAAATTCTGATGCTAAACAATCAATCTTGTAATCCTTTCTACCACCGACAACTTCTTGTATTTTATTCTTTGCAGTATTTCTAATACCATTCAAACCATGTGTCAATACTAATGCGGATGGGCCGGATTTTCCTGCTCTTACATTTGATTCATTATGCCAAATATGTAAGTTCATTTGTGATAGAACTACAATTGCTCTAATGGTTTCAGCCGTAACAGGCTCAGTTCCACTTTCAATACAAATTTGAATGTCATTTACGATGTCTGCAATTTCTTGTGCATACTCTTCTTTGTGTTCAGTAATGAATACTTCTTTTAATTGTGAAATACTTAATCTGTCAATTAACTCCGCCAATGTAGGGAGATACTTTCTTTCCTTACTCATTTGTTTCTATGTTTTGATTGTTTAATGATATTTCTTCAGCTTCTGTGATTTGTCCACCATTATCTGCGTACCAATTTTTTACATTACGTTCACCTACTAATAAGAAAAAGCAATTATAACATAATGCTCTAATATTGTCCAATTTTCTATTATTCAAATTTCCATCAAGAAAGTCAATTAACAATGGCATTTTACTATCCGTAATCCTTTCTTCACTAAACCCACAACTACTACAAATTTTTGGAATATAACCACTAGCAAATAATTTATTTTTGAACTTAAATAATGGATAGTGTAAATGTTTTCCATCAATTATATCATCTATATCATATTTTTTATTTTTAATATGTTTTGCCTTTTCAATACCAATACCATATGGATTTTTAAGGTCGTCAAACACACCATACATCTTTGCGTATTTCTTATATGTGTTGTAAGATACACCCAATGTTCTTGCGGCTTCAAATGCCGAACGAGATTTTTCTTGTGCTGCTTTGATTTGGGATTCCATTAAAGGTCTTGCACCTAATCCTCTTTTTGTAGTTCTACTGTTTTCTAAATTTGGGAAAAACCCTTCTACCTCTTTATTTTCATTTTCCATACTAATAACTATTTAATTATATTAATAAGTATATCAAATAATAATTTTCAGTAATTTTTTGAAAGTTTCATCTGGATTTTCTGATGTGTCCAAATCAACGTAAAATTCCATAGGTGGTTCGTAGTCTAATGCAAACTTATCTTCTCTACCTCTCATTTTTTTAGTGTGACAATATATCTCTTGTACTTTACATTGAGACTTAAATTCTTCTCTTAATTCTTTATAAGGACTTACTAATGAAATTACAACATCGTTTCCTGATGTGTCTAAAAACTTAGCTATATCAAATGCTTTACCGATGTTCTTATATCTGCCTTCTTTTGAATAGTCTGTGTTTGGGAATAATTCTCTTAATTGGTCTCCGTCAATATGAAATACGGATTTTCTCCAATTCTTTTTATCCGTTTGTAACCACATTTGTAACTTCTTCGCCAGAGTAGTTTTACCACTTCCGGGTTGACCTGTGAAAAGGTATATCATAACTATTTATTTTTTAATGCGAATTGTGCCGCTTTATATGCTGGTTTAGTTTTATCGTATCCTAATGCTGTTTTGATTTTGATTTTGTTACCTGTTTCTGGATTTTTAATAGTCTTGTCCAAATCTTTTTTTGGTAACAGAGATTTCAAACTCATGTCATTTTTTTTAGGTTCAACTTTTTTTGTCGTTTCCTTATCTTTTTGTGATTTCATATCGGATTGGTTTGGAGGTGCAGGTATATCGTGTTTGACATGACTAACCTTCATTTTGATATTAGGGTATTTTTCCTTAAGTTTATTTACTGCACTAATGTTTTTATGAGAATCATCTATAAAAAATACATCGTTATACCCCGCTTTAATTTTATCTTCAATCCAATCTGCTTTGTCTTGTGGGTTATTAGATGCCAATGCGACTACATATATACCTTCCAATCCAATATCTTGTAAATAATCCTTAACAGGTTTGTATGCACTTCTAGCAGTTAATATTACTACCTTTCTTTCACCTTCTGCAGTTACAACTGTTTTTAATAATTTAGTAACACCTTTAATTTCTTGTGGTTGTTTAACTTGTTCAAAATCTGAAAAATCGTAATTGTCTCCATCTTTTGGTTCGTATATTGCGTATTCTCCAGGAGTTAATTTTGATTTTTTTCCGTCTTTATTTGTAATGTATATGTGAGATTTTGTTTTAACTAATGTATCGTCAAAATCAAATATTCTTAATTTTTTGGTTTCTTCTTCTTGCAGTGGTGTAAATGCGTTTACCATTGGGTTTCCGTAAACTTTACCCAACTCAATATTACGACCATCTAACTTTGCAAATCGTTGGCCGAAAAAGAATTCTTTAAGTAAATTAACCATTTAATTGTTTCTTAGTCTTTGGTAGTGCTTTTTCTAACTTATCATTCTCTTTTGTAAGGAACTCAACTTTAACACCCAATGCTGCGACTTCTCTTGTAAGTTCCAACACCATATTACGAAGGTCATCTTTCTCTTTTGCTGCAGATTCTAATAATGCTTCTAATTTAGAGATACGGTCTTTACAATCGTGTCTGATAAACTCATCATCTCTATCTTTATTTAGTGCTCTCTTTTCGTAGTATCTCCAAGCTCCTGTTCCACCTAATACGGTTATTGCCGTAATTATTACTGAATACATGTTTTCCATTACTTTTCTCCTAATTTATGATAGCCTGTGTTAGCTTGGTTAATAAATTGCATTGCCTGTGAAATGTGGTCTTGAATCCATCCCGGTAAATCCATTTCTTTCTCTCCTACTTTACCTTTTAATTCAGTTGCGTTTCTAATAATATCATCCAATTGACCACCTGCCATAGATACTTCGTGGTCTTGTGTTTCAGGACCTTCGTTTAATTTACTTTTTAATAATTCAGTCATTTTATTATAGACCTGCTCTCCACCATCTTGTCCAAATCTATATGCTCCACCCAATTTTTCATAGATTTGAATCTTATGTTTCATTGGAAGTTTTTTTTCGTTCACTGCTTTCCAAATCTTAGGGTGTGTTATTTCAAATTTCATATTTTATTATTGTATATACGGATATAAATATATATTTTTAATATTAAAGTTTATTCAATTCATTATTAAAATTACTTTCTGCAATTTTTCTAAATTCATCTTTCCTATTAATCGATTTAATTACATCGTTATAGTAATTTCTATTTCTAAATGTGTAATCTTCACACACCACATAATTATTTAATTTAAATTGATATATTTCATTTCCTTTTTTTCTCAATATATCAATTGCCCACATTATAAAAGTATCTTCTACCCCATAGTGTCCAAATGATTCTGGAATACTTGTTAAATCTAATAAATTTTTAGATATACATGTAAACCATCCACCTGCAAATTTTGATGCCGGCTGTCCCAATACATTATTGTTTACCAATTTTATAGAAACATCATCATATAAACCACATTCCATATACGGGTCATTTGTTTTATGATAATTCAATGGTTTATCTAAATAATTTTCATTAACCAAACAATCCCAAGTATTATCCCATATTTTAACTATCTCAGGTGTTAATACATAATTTGAAATACCTTCTTCTTCAATTCCAACTATTGCATTTTCTAAATAAAATAATATTTGTTCATCAAATACAATATCACTATCTAACCATACAAAATGTGTAGCATCGATTATTTCTAAATGTGCATTTCTTCTAGATGAAACACATCCCAATATATCTTCTCTCATTTGGAATATTGGATTATCAGTCCAATTTGTTAATGGTTTTAATGATTCAAATTTATCAATAATAAATTGTTTATCTAATTTAGAACCATTCCAATCAGTTAAATAATTGGATATACCCAATGAAATACAAAATTGATAATTTCTTCCATCTATAAATTTAGATGCTCTTTTTAATGAAATCAATATTCTTTCTAAATCATCTATTTCATGTGGTAATATAAATGTTGTAAAAACTATTTTCATTTGTATAATTCTTTTATTTTGTTTTTAATATACGGGTCTCTATCGTATTGATGAACTATTGTAAACTCCTCACCTCTTTGGTTATAGAATCTATTGTTATCTTTATATATAGGTGTTGGTTCGGTTATTGATAATTTGTCTTTATTTACCCACACCGTTCCCAACTGAGTTACAAATCCTCTCTCTTGTTCAATAAACTCCACACTATATTTATAATGGTCTAATCTCAATAAAACATTAAATGCAGCTTGGTCGGATAATTGTTCTGGGTTTGCAGTTGTTTTACTCCATCTATAAATGTCAATAAATAAATCTCTGATTGCTTCTTTTTTACCAACAATTGTTCCTGCACAATAACTAATTTGTTCTTTCATTCCAAACTCCCACTCCATAGGAAATGTTGTTCCACTATTTACACATGCCCACGGGTCATCACTCAATTTAATACATTCACTAAATGCAAGTATATCTTTTCTCATCCATTTGTTTAACCATTCGGTTGGGTCTTTTTGAAATATCACATCTTTTACATCTGTCCAAATTATTACATCGGTTTGGTATTCTTGTAATAGGGCATACATATCTCTAAATCTTTGTATGATAATGTGTTCTTGTGTTTCCGATTGTGCTATTAACCAACCTTTCTTCGTAAGATATTCTATGACTTCATTTGACACATCATATACCAACATTAACTTTTCACCTTTGAATCCACTTTGTTCAATTGATTCAACATATGGTTTAATGTCTTGTACACTATATTTGGTTATACATCCTACTATTGTATATTTCATTATAATTGTTTTATTATTTCTATATCCTTTACATAATCTGCAATCTCATAATCTTTCCAATCGGTATAGTTTGGATATAAGTCAGGTCTTTCGTGATACCAAGTTTGAACCATTTGTGGATTTTGAACGACTTCATATCCACCTGCCATTATAACCAATTGTGCCAAACAATCCGACCAACCTATAAGTTTATTTTGACTTGCAATCATATCATAGTTTAGTTCCAATACAGGTCTAAATTTTTCCCAACTTATAATCCATTTTTTACAATCAATTATAAATCCACCACCTGCACCATATCCTTTATTACCAAATGGGTTTGTAGGTATGTTTGTATTTCCACCAATTTGTTTAATAACATCTAATAGAATTTCCGGCATTACATTTGTATTATATTCAAATCCTGCAATACCAAATTCATTATTTTTTATGATACTGATTGGTTTGAGAATAAAACTATCTTCTTCCAATATTATCATAAATTTAGAATCGGATTTTTTACATGCCCAATATATGTTATCACACCAAAGTAATGCGTTATCTATCGGCCAACATTCCCTACCAATATTATGTTGTTGATGATTTCCTGGATATCCTATTTGAAATGGATTCTTTGAACATTCTGCATTATATTTTTTTGCAACCCTTTTATAGTTTTCAAAATCACCATTATCATCTACTTTAATGAATATATCACCATCTGGATAGAACTCTCTAAACTTACGGAATACATGGTCTGCTGCTTCCCAATTCTTATAACCCCATAAATATGCATTCAACCATTTATTCATATCTTGTTAATTTATATATTGGATTATCATCACTTCTATAAAATTCATCACATACCCATTTAACATTATCTTTACCAACCAATTCACACATTGGTAAATACATATTATGCATCGCTACTCCAACACCATCGTGTGGGTCACTCTCCATTCTAATAATGGCATCAATGAACTTTGATATCATTGAATGTGGGAATACATAAAATGTATCCGATACAATTGGCAAATGTGTAAATTCGGGTTCTCTAAATAAAAAATTAAATTTATCAAATTCAAAATTATATTTTTCAAATGGATTAAAATTAAATGATATATCAAATCTGGTTGAAATAATTAAATCCAATTCTTCATTTTCTAATTCATACAAACTATTAATATAGGTTGCTGATATTGTTTTCATACCATTTTCCAACTTATCACCGCCACCAAATTTATTATAGTTTGGGTCTAAAAATGTTGATTTTGTTGGATTGTATGTTTTTATAATATCTTCTTTTTTTGTAGAGTCATATGTAAATAAATAAAAATGTATTTCATGTCCTTCTTGTTTTAATGGGTTGATAATGTTATTCATAAATCCTTCCAAAGCATCTTCATAATTTCGATATCTTCCAATAGTACCATCGTTATATGAAACTCCTACTAAATTAATTCCTATTTTCATATTATATTATTTTAATTTGTGGAAATAATATAATAAATTTACCAACGTATCCATCATTTCTTAAACTTTCAATAATAACATCTTTGAAATTATGTGCTAATATTAGTATGTAATCAACTTTGTTTTCGTTTATATATGTTCTATCTTTGATTTGAATGCCTGTGCCTGGAATAAACTTTCCTTGTTTTAGGTCAGTATCATCAATTACGACATCTAAAATTGCATCATCAATTTTTGCACTATTAAGGAATATACATCCTTTTGCCGCTGCTCCAAATCCTATAATATTAGACCCATCAGCTTTTAACATTCGTAAAAACCCATTACAATCAGAAATATGTTCTTCAATTACTTCACCCCAATCTTCATAGTATTTTTGGTCTATTGATTGTTCTTCATCTATAAGTTTTTGTACACCATCACAAACATACCAATCTCCTTTTTTAGAAATCAATAATCTCAATGTTCCACCATGAATTGGATATCTAACTGCTTTTATTATTTCTAAACCAAACTTGTCAAATAATTGTTTAAGTGGTTCTACTAAATAAAAGTAAACATGCTCATGGTATATTTGGTCAAATTGTAAAGTTTGCATATTTGTTTTCCAATAAGGAAATTCCAAACACCAAATGCCCTTATCATCCAAACTCATTGATATTGCTTCTGTGAAATCTGCAATAGGTGGAGTATGTTGAAATACATTGGTTGAAGTTATTAACTTAAATTTTTTATTTAATGTCTCTGCGGTTTCTACTCCCCAAAATTTATTTATTGCAGGTATTCCTCTTTCTCTACTTAAATCGGTAATATTGGTTGACGCATCAATATTTAATACATCCAAATATGGTTTCTTTTCTAAAAATGATTTAAGTAAAGTTCCATCATTACCACCAATATCCAATATCTTATCACCTTCTTTCAAATCTAAATAAGTGTCAACAAACCAAAACATTTCTTTACAATGGTCTGCATATGCTTTTACAACACCCGATTTATATGAGTATTGTGAAAACATTAAATTAGGGTCTATATTTTCAGTAAGACATGATAGTTTGCTTTTAGTAAAATACTGAACTGCTAACGGATATTTTTTACAATCTAAAGATTCTTCTCTGGTATCTAATAAATTATTTACCAATGGCATTTCACCTAAATCAATGTATGTAAATCTTTCCGAATCATTTGTGATTGGACAATTTATAACTTGTGTAACTTCTTTCATTTATTTATAATCGTTTATATAATCCGAACAAATTCCAATACAAGTATCCAAATCATCATTGTAAATTTCAGGCATAACCGCAATACTACCTTTAATCGGTTGTTTACCAGGATATGCCCAAATTACATTCATTGATGTAAGTGTTAGAGTATCTTCTTGATGCCAAAAATAATTAAATCCACCAATCATATTAAACCACTCCATTGCTTCTACATTTTTACAATGTATCCATAATTTTTCATATCTCTCATTGAACCAATTTTGTGTTACACCATATTGTGGTTTATCGTGTCCTAAAAATATAATACCTTCAATCATCCACACATCTATTTCGACATCAAATCCATCTGATATTGCTTTATCAATATACATTGGTTCGTTTTCATATGATTCAAACTTTCCGTTTGTATTTCCTCTATGTGATATTAGTACCATAATTTATTTTCTCTTAATAGGTCAAATTTTAAGTCAGGATGTTTTACAACTAAATCGTATAATCCTTTCCTATCAATCATTCTTGTAAAATTCTTTTCTTGGAAATATATTCTACCCAATTTAACCGCATCTTCTATCAAATTATCAAATGCATCATAATGAGTTTTTCTATATAAATCAGAATTACTTACATATAAATTATCATCACAGATTTCAGAACCACCCCAATGCCATGCCGATACATTTATTTTGTTTGGGTCTACATTTTCTAAATTACAATATCCACCTAAATCATATCTACCTCTAATAACATAATCATAATCACCTTCTACCAATTCACACACCTTTTGCCAACCATGCATCATTGGAAATCCTCTAAAATTTCCTGCAACATCATATGGCTTTGTAGGTCTAGATAAAGATTCATCTGCTTCCAATCCATTTACATAATCTGCAAAACTAAATGGGTTTTCTGAAATGTATTTTTTAGGACTGTATAATGATAATATTTTTTCATATTCCTCATCTTCCCAGAAATGTAAATAGACATCTGCATTATATTTTTCAATTATTTGTTTCCAAAATTGATTATAACCTTCTTCTACTTTTCTAGGTAATCCTGATATTGCAATTGCTACTTTCATTATTTATGGTTCTCCAAATAATAATTCAAATCTTCCGGTGTTCCTAATCCCCACATTTTTTCAATGTTAAATGTTTTGATTTTTTTACCATCTCCAATTGCTTCATTGAAAGTTGGACAAGTATAAAACTCATTATTGGTTCTGATATTCTTTTCAATCATTTGTTCTGCGTATTTTACATAGTCCGAACCTTTAGCCCAATAGTAAACACCAACAGTTGCGATATCTGAAATCGGATTCTTCTCTGCTACTTCCGTTACATAACCATATTCATCTACTTTAGCGAATGACCATTTAGGGTGTGTTGCTTTGAATGTTAAAATACCACCATCTACTTTTTGTTCAATCATCTTATACATAAACTCATTACTATCCCACTCTACAAATTGGTCAGAGTTTGCCATAACTAATGGTTGGTCGTTGTCGATATATTCTTTTGCTAATAAAGTAGTACATGCTGCACCTTCGGTAATACCATCAACTTCAACAATCTTACAACCTGGTGTAATTAAGTTAAGTAATGTGTCTAAATTATATTTTGCTCTATGCTCTTTTTGAACTACATAGATGTATGTTGCTTCTATATTAAGATTGTCAACTACAACCTGTATCATTGGTTTTCCCTGTACATCAATTAGTGGTTTTGGGAATGTGTAACCTGCTTGTTGAAATCTACTTCCGGCTCCTGCCATTGGGATAAGTACATTCATTTTACCACCCTGCCATTTTGGTATATTCATAGTGTTTTGTGTTTCATCTAATTTACTAATAATTTTTGATATTACCAAATCTTTTGGAGAATCTACTCTTAATACATTTGCTCTACTTCTACTTGCTGCCAAAAGTCCGTGTGGTGAGTCCTCTACGATTAAAGTTTCCTCAGGTAATACACCCATCATACTCATAGACTTCCAATACATTTCAGGATGTGGTTTAGAGTTCTTTACATCCTCATTAGAGATGATTAAATCCATATACTCAATTATACCTATCTTAGCTAACATAACCAACACAGACCTTCTAATTGAGTTTGAAGCACATGCTAACTTATAACCTCTATCTCTTAATTCCTTAAACAATTCAATCTTTTCTAAATCAGGTTGTAATTGTGAAATAGCTTCTATCGTTAGGTGTTGCTTTCTATACCAAATATCATCATAGAATTCTGGGTGCAATCCTTTATTTTTTGTAAGTAGTTCTAATTTTTGAGTTGTCTTTAATCCATCATATATTGAAAGATGTTCAGCTTCAGTAATTACATACTTCTCATCAATTTCTTTTAGAGCTTGATTTAATGTATCGTAGTGTATTTGTTTTGCTTCGACTAGTACACCATCTAAGTCAAAGATAATTAATTTTGTCATTATTTTCCGTATTTTTGCCAATCATTATGTTTGAATAACCCTTCACCATGTGCAACACCAAATTCTTGTTCGGCCCACCATTTACTAATATTACCTTCCAATGCAATTCCATCTCCTGCAAATTGTCTAACTGTTTCTAAATAAAAATCTTTCTTATACATTGTTGGATTATTAGTCCAATTACCCCAACGAGATGTGGTTGTAAAATACTGCCCTAATTTTTGTATTTTATCTGGAAATTCAACGGATGGGTCTAACCAATGTAGTGAATCCAATAAGTGTGGTGAGGTACAACCAATCTCATTATCATAATAAGTTAATTCACTACCTTGATGTCTAAATGAAAAATGTGGATTTCCTGGTTGTTCTCTATGTCTATATCTAACAGCATTCATACCACATCCATCTAATAACTTAATACCATCTTGCAATCTCTTATATGTTATTTCTCCGTTCTCTATTAAATTCCAATCATGTTCCAATACTAAAACATTATCAGTTTGTGCATTTTCTGTTAAACGAATAAATGCTTGACCTATTCCGATATTCTTTTGTAAACCTATGAAATCTAATCCAAAGTGTCTTGCAATCTCTATATCCTGTGGAGTTACTTCCTGAAATAAAATGGTCACATCATTTCCCATATCGAATAAACCATTTTCGTAATATGTAGTTAACGTATCTACTAATACTTGTCCACTATGCCAGGATAATATTCCTATGCTGATTGGTAATTTTTCCATAACTTATATTTTTCTATTAATTTATCAACTCTTTGTATTTGTGTATGATTTGCTATAACTTTTGCCATTCCGTTATACGCAATTCTTTCTCTTTCTTCTTCATTTTCATTGTAGTAATTCATTTTTTCAATACAATCAAACATTTCATCATAATACACAATATCTTCACCATCTATAAACATATCTCTCAATCCTGTTTCTGGTGGTAAGTTATCGGTTAAAACCATTTTACCACAGGCCATTGCTTCAAATATTCTACGAGTAATTTCTTTCCATCTACTATTTTGAATAACCATTAAACCTTTATTCAAAAATTTAGTATGTTCTTCTGCGTTCATTCCATTTTGATTTCCAATTGCTCCTTCTGCCCAATGTGTAAGATAATCTAAAAATTCAGAACCACCTCTACCTCTACTTGTTACACCCACATATTCAGGTTCTAAATTCATAGGAAACTGAACTGCGGTGTCTGCCCAATGTGGAACCCAGTCTGCATTTATACCACATATTTTATATTCTTCGGCTGATACTTTGTCAGGTGTAATTGTGTAATGAAACCGATTTGCTTTTGGATAATTCCTTTCAAAGTTTTGTGGGTCATCTCCACTTTCCTGAATCCAAAATGAATTTGGTTTTAAGTTCTTATCCAACCATTTAGAATCAAATCTACCCCAATCCATAAACAATACAACATCGGTTGGTGTATCTTGTTGAATCCACAATTGTAATGCGGAATCATCACCATTTGGTATTGGAACTATTTCAGTTTCCCAACCTCTTTCTTTGAATTCATTTAACAATGATAGTGGTGTTGACCATGTTTCGTTTGGTTTGCAATCGTATATAAATGTTATTTTATTTTGCATATTCTTCTCTTTTGAATAAAATTTCATAATGATTTTCACCTTCTCTATTATATGATGAATATGGTTTCCAATCTTTCCCCATTTGAATAAACGAATGTTCTGCAGCAAATCTATTATTTCTTTTTACACCATCTAAATTTATTGTTTTAGCGTATGATGCTTTCATCCACCAAAAATTACCAGAATATATTTTCCAGGGGCCGGCTTGGCCATATAATGTACCATATGTATTATATTCGGTTTTATTAAAAATATTAAATACGTTTTTATTCAATTCTATATTGAAATAATTCATAAGATGTTTCCAACTTATTATATTTTCATATTGTGAATCATTTTGTTTTGATGCACCTTTTGTATGGATATATAAAATATAATCGGAGTCATCAAATTTTTCTTTGTCATTAAAAATTAAATCCAATGTAACAAATTCATTACCGCCTGACCTGATATCACGTACTTTTGTTTTATCTAATACTTTTAGTATTTCCGATGTTGGTTTATTATCACCCGCAATAGAAATTCCAATATTTAGTGTGTAAGGAAAATCAAAATGTTTTTCTATTAAAGAAAGTTGTTCATCTATTATGGATTCAACACCATCGATTGCATATATGTGATAATATATGTGTACCATTATAAAGTATCGTAGTAGTTATTTTGTCTTTCTTGTCTTTCAATTGTTTTTGGATGTCTAATACAATATATTTCGTCTGCTGGAAAATTTGTATATGATTCAAATCCCATAATTCTTTCATGTACTTTACCACTCCATCCAATTTTGCCAGAGTTTTTGTAGATACGAGTTTGAACATCTGGAAAATTTACCCAACCTTTTTCATTTACATTCCAGCCCCATTTTTTAATATGTGTGTCGGTTAATCCTTCTACTGTATTGATTCTAGGAACAACAATCATATCTTTATCAGTATTACTATCTAATAATGCTTCCATATTTACAATCAAGTCCGGTGTTAAATACTCATCTGCATCTAACTGAAATATCCACTCACCTTTACATTGTGAGTTTAATAAATTTTTCCATTGTGCAAAGTCATTATTAAATTCTGATTCTATAAGTGTGATGTAGTCTGCGTTTGCTTGCAATTCCAAATACTCTATTAATTCAATTGGTGCTTTTGGTGTATCTAATAGAACTACTATTTCCGAATTTTCTTCTTTGTAGTTTAATAATTGACTTACTAATCTAATTGTTTCTTTGACTTCATTACAAGCCGTTATTGCGTAACTTAATTTCATTAAAATATTTTTTCGTCAGTTGAATTTGTATAACTCCATGCACTCCCACTCGGATATCCATATGTAGTTGATGTTGTTCCAAATCCAAATGGTGGATTACCAATTGTAATTGAACCACCTCCTGGTGTTGTTGTAATTGTTGTTCCCGTTGGTGTTTCTGGACCTCTTGTTCCATATGGGTTAGGCATTGGGACATCTATTGCATCACTATATCTATTTTTTCTAAATGTATTATGGTCGTTTAATAAACCACCCATGGGGATTGTATTGTCATCTACTTCTGATAACTTTTGTTTTAAGTAATCCCATTGTTTTGGAGTAATGTTAAATTCATGTACTCCTTCCGTAAATCCTTTTAACCAAAGGACGAATTCTTTTGATGTCATAACTATTTATTTTGTTTTTGAGATTTTTCATCTATTCCGGTTACTGTTTTGGATTTTGGTGTCATTTCATTCACATCCATATTCAATTCAAATACAGTATCTAATCCGCTTAATTTATATGTTCTATACGAATCTCTACTTACAACTGGTATTTTTTTTACATATTTGTCAAAAAAAGTAGAACTTTTACCTTTCATTTGTATAAGTTCCGTATCCTCATTTACCATTTTAGAAAAAAATCTTTTTATTATTTGAGGATTTACAGTTGTTACTTTTACAGCATGAACTATATCTTTCGATTTAGAAACATATAAAGTGTATATAATTGGGGTTTCTCCCGCACTATATGTTTTACTATTTCCGTCAACATATGTATATTCTTTTACAATATAAAAAGTTCCACTTTTCATGCTAGATGCGGCTATTTTTGTCCTATCATCTATATATTTTTTATATGTTAAAAAATAATTTCTTATCACTTATTTAACATTTTTAACTTTGGTAATTGTAATTGTTGGAACTTGGGTTGCATTTTAGTATAAATACCATACTGATTTAAAATAACATCAAATAATTTAGTCATTTTTTCTAAACTAAAATTTTGTTTGTTTTGTTTACCTAACTGAAATGATTCAGTTTTATACTTGTTATAATTCTTATAAACATCTTTTATAGATACTAAAGCTTTTGAAATATTTACATTAAACCATTGTGATTCTTTTAATAAAAACTGGTCGGCTGCTGATTCGTGTACAGGTTTTAATTCACCTTCTAATAATACTGCACCTTGTTTTAAGAAATCAATGTGGCCACTCCAATTAGATACAATTACAGGTTTACCTGTTAAACTGAATTCTAATAGGGGTCTACCAAATCCTTCACCTTTTGTAAAGTTTAGCATTACTTTTACTTTTGGATGTTCATATAATCCATTCATTTCGGATGAAGTTAAGTCACCATGTAAAAGATAAATTGGAACCGATTTATAGTCTTTCCCTAATACTTCTTTAATTTTTTTAATAGTAGTTTCTCTATCCATCACACTAAATCCTGCTGAACTGGTTTTAAGAACTAATGCTGGTTTAACCTTTTCGTTTTTGAATGCCATTGCGAATGTTTTAATCATCATTCCCACATTCTTTCTATCTTCACCCAAATCACCTCTTAACCAATGCCCTACAAATAAGAATGCAAAATCTTCTTTGATTGCATCCAATTCCGTAATATGTGCAACATGGTCGGTTCCAAAATCTTCTTCATCAAACCCTTCAAATAAAATTTCTACTGGTTTTTCAATTCTATGTTGTTTGATAATTTGTTTTGTATTGTTGTCGGCCTCATTATAAACACTATCTACTAAACTCTTTTTTGAATGTTCAGATGGTACTATAATTAAATCCATTCTATTACAACCATGTACCCAATCTAATGGAGAATGTGTTGTTTCAATTGCCGCAGTAATACCAATATTATAATGTCCTACTGGTTGAAATTCATTTGGTACAGTAACCTGAATGTATATGTCCGGCTTTTGTTCAACGCGAGGAATAATGTTATCTACTACCCACTTATGAAATGGTTTATCATAATTAAGTGCATCCATTGGAGTATTGCCCCAACGAGTACTGATTATTTTAATTTCAAATTTATCTAATTTATAAAGAGAATGTAATAAATCTCTCGCGTGGTCACCATACCCACTTCTTGTTGCTACTGGTGCTTGAAATACTAATGTTGGTTTCATACTATAACTCTATTAACTTAAATTTTTGTTTTGGTTTCCAATTTTCAAATGCTCCTTCCATACCATCAACCAATGTTTTACACATTGCTTCTCTACTTAATAATCCTTCACCCATAAAATGTTTTCTACCTTTTAATGCAGCTTTATCTCTATCTTCTTTTGGCATTTTGTACCAATCCATAATTAAAGGAGTAATATCTTCAAAATCAACTCTATCATCAAAGATATATGGAGTAGGAACTGAACCAGTAGATGAACGAACTGGCCAAATTGGTGTAACCCAATCTCCCCAAACTACACCTGCTTTTTTATGTCTATCATGTAAAGAACCAATCTCAACATAATCTTCTGCTGTTAATAATTTACCCGTGCCTTTATCTCTAAATCCACATTGGTCTTGCAAACCACCCGTAACTGTTACTATGATTGGTGTTCCTGCCATTACTGATTCTGCAGTTGCTAAACCAAATCCTTCGTTAGATGCAACATTAATTGTCACATCACCCATATTATAAAGATAGTTTAATTGTTCTTCGGAATATCTATTTGGTGCAAATACTACATTTGTTTCAGGTGAACAACATTCTGCAATTGTTCTTGGTAAATCTGTTCCATGTTCTTCGACAGGTTGAGTATGCATTAATAAACACACTTTACTTCTTTCTTCCGGTCTTAATGCTTCGACAAATTTGTCAAATGCTAAAATAACATCAATTGGTTGTTTTCTACGAATGTTTCTATTATTCCAATAAAGAACAAATTCATATTCTTTATCACCAAATATTTCTTTTTTGAATTCTTGTGGAACTTCAATTGGTTTGTATAAATCCGAATTGATACCATGTGGTACATAACTTACTTGCCAATCTGCAGGTTTAGTCCAATGTTTCTCTTTATCCCATCCCCATACTCTACGGGTAATACCATATGTTTGTTTTGAAATACATCCAATCCAATCACAACTTTCATAATAATCTCTATTGTATTTTGGGTCTGGTAAATCATCCCAAATATGATAAAAGAAAAGGGGTACTGATTGGCGAACTTCGTGCTCCATCTCATACAACCAAATCCAATATCTTGGGTCGGTAAAGTGTAAAATAGCATCAGGTTTTTCTGTCATCAATAATTGGCGAATTACATCAGCATTACCATACCCGTCAAATGGATAGATTTTAACGTTTGCATCTTTTACACCAGTTTGTTCTCTAACACTATCGTTTAGGTCTAATACCTTTCCGGCTTCTGGATGTTTGATTGCAGCTCCTAATTGCACCCAATCATATTTGTCAACAGTTCCCATAACTAATTGTTTGGAAACATTAGCAATACCACTTGCCATTCGTAAATCATCCGATAATAACAGAATTTTCTTTTTTGCCATAACTTTTAAAATATATATTGTTTAATTTAAATTTTTTAATCCTCTATCACACAATCCCCTATGAAAAAACTCACACCATTCACATAGTTTAGTTGCGTTCTTTGGATAGTCTACATCGGTTCTATAATTACCATCTTTGTCAAATACACTCTCTACAAAGTCCGTAAAACCTTTCCAGGCTTTGTTTACTGACACCTTACCATTTGCAGGTATATGCTTACTCATTCTATGTGTTGGAATATCCTCTCTTACTTCTACCTTTCTTTTCAAAATGATAAACTCAACATCAATTACATCTTCGGAAATACTTAGTAATTCAGCGTAGAATTTTTTGTATAATAAGATTTGTGCACTTTTAACTGGGTCCGATTTTTGATACTTACTCCAACCTCTTGTAGAAGTTTTAAAGTCAATAATTCTGTATCTACCATTGAAGGTATCTCTAATAACCAAATCAATGAATCCCATAAAGTTTACATTCTCTGAAATCTTTGTGTTTATAGGTTGTTCAATTGCTACCAACTCATCGTGTTTTAACGAAAAGAATTTGTTAAAGTTTTTGGGTTTTTGAAACCAATCTAATAAGACATTTCCATCTTCTAAAAACTCTACCATTTCTTCTTTGGTGCATATTGTAGTATTGCCTATTTCCCCTTCGGTTTCTTTAAGAAATGCATCTCTCATTCTTTCTTTTAAATACTCTTGTAAATCAATCATTTTGTCAGCTTGTGACTTTGATATTCTTAAACATTTCTCCAAATAGTTTTGAAGTGTCTCATGCATTGCAGTTCCAAAGATTGAATGAATGTTAGATGATGACTCACCTAACTTATCTATGTATGCTAATTTGTATTGTTGTGGACAATTATGCCACATACTATATTGTGAAAATGATACTCTTGCCATAATAACTCTAATATAAGACAAATAATTGGATTTACCAAATTATATCTTAAGTTTTAGTTTAGTTATTTGCTTTTTATCTATACCATATTTTTCACAAACATATTTCATATATTCTCTACCTTCTCTTGTTGAATAAAGAACTTCTAAATAGTCAATTGCTTGATTTTCTGAACAATCGTATTCTTTCTTTATAAGGTCTACTATGAATTGTTCGTATTTATCTTCGGATTTTCCTTTTATATATTTCAAAAAGTATTTACCTTTTGGAATAACATCAATATACAACTTATACATTTCTTTTGGTTGTAATGTTTGTGTTAAGGGCAATAGAGATGCTACCAACTCAACCCATTCAGGTTTCATTGATAAAAATCTATTAATCATAAAATTACTCCAAGTCTTAACATCTTCATCAGATAGTTTGTCAAAATACTTTGGGTCTTGTATGGTAGTTATTGCATTAATGTGGTCAAATAACTTTTGTGCCATTATTCTATGATTTTGGTTTCTTGTAATTCTTGTGGAAGTAATTCATTTAAAGGTTTACCACATGTTGCACATACATACAATTCAATAGGCATTACCGAATCTTTTGGTGCACCAGTTAATAATCTACTAATTTTTTTGAATCTGTAACCTGGTAAGAAAATCTTTCCACCACATTCACAATCCATATCTCTAGCGTCATTTAAATTGAAATTCGGCGGTAATTGACTCATTTGCTCTTGCATAATTTTTATTTTATAATGTTTAATATTTGTATAATTGTAGACATAAATACGATTTCTTTATCTACTACCAATGCATCCTTTGAAAGACCATCTGCAATAGTTAAAATCACATTTGCTACATTTCCTGTTGCGTATTCATCTACTTTGTTGTATAACATTGTATACATTTCTGAATAGTCGTTTAATCTATTATCAGCTACTGCCTGTCTAATTTTCATAAACATATTTCTCTTATCGTCACTTTCTTTTAAAAGGTCAATAAGTTTAGTTGCAAAGTTTGCTTCAACCATTACTCTATGGTCTACTTTTAATTCTCCTTTTGCAGATTGTAATTGACAAGTATTAAGTATCCTTCTAATATCTGGGTAATATGAATTAATCACATCAGCCATATTCTTTGGTTCATACTTAATCTTTTCAGCATCTAATATCTTTGCTACCTGAACTGCTACATCCTTTTTAGTCGGAGGTGTGATTGCGAAAGACTGACATCTACTTTGAATAGGGTCAATTATTTTCTCAATATAGTTACAGGTTAAGATAAATCTACAATGCTTACTGAATGTTTCCATTAAGTTTCTCAAAATCGCTTGTGCTCCCGGTGTCATATAATCAAACTCATCTAATATGATTACTTTGAAACCTGCAAATCCAACCGATGATGCAAAGTTCTTAACCTTTGTTCTAACAGTATCCACATTGTTTTCATCCGATGCGTTGATAATCATAAAGTCACATTTGATTGTGTTTACGATTAGTTTAGCAAGTGTGGTCTTACCCGTACCCGCTTTTCCATATAACAATAAATGTGGTATATCGTTTGCATCTAAATATTGCTGAATTGTTTCTTTGATGGTTTCATTACCAACATAGTCAGCAAGAGTTTGTGGACGGTATTTCTCCACCCACAAACTATGTTCTCTTTTGTTTATATCGTTTGCGAAAAAACTCATATTATTTTCCAGTTGAACCGAATCCGCCTTCGCCTCTTTCGGTGTTATTTAATTCTTCTACTTCTTCAAACTCAATCGGAGGATGTGGGATAATCATAATTTGCATAATTCTATCACCAACACCATATACGAAACTACCACTTTGAGATGATAATGACCTTTGATTAAAAGTTGCCTGTATTTCACCTCTATATCCACTATCAATTACACCTACCGAATTACTTAATGATAAATCGGTTTTACGAATGGATGAACGAGGGAATACTAATCCTACAAATCCTTCGGGTATTTCCATTGCTAATCCTGTTCCGTATGTGATTTGTGTACCATCAAACTTCATTGATGTTGCAACTAAATCCATACCGGCATCACCATCTTTTGCGTAGGTGGGTATAACTGCTTCCGGACTAAGCTTCTTTATTTTTACTTTCATTTTGTTCCAATCTTTGTAGTTTTGTTTCTTTTGATATTTCTCTAGGGAAAATTCTAAATGTCATTCCATTTTGTTGGAAATTCAAACCTTCACCTTCAACTGGATTGATTTGTAATACCAATGGATTTGGTTCTACTCCCAACTCTTGCCATGCAAAAACAGTTGGTTCATTGTTGAAAAATTGAAAACACCACTCACTGTCCGTGATTATTTTTTCTTCTGGCATTTCTACACTACCCGCTTCTTGTTGTTGTAATTCCTCTTGTGGGGATAATTCATAACCAACTTCTGTTGGGAATAATTCTAATTGTTCTTTCATTTTATTAATTTGAGATTTCTACTAAATAATACTTACAAATAAAGTCATCTATTTGGAATTGAACATTTGCTAAACCATCAGTTGATACTTTTAATTTTGCAGATGTTGCTTCTTTGTTTGCAGTAAGGATTTCTTTTAAATATTTTGCTGAGAATGAAATTGGTTTAACTACTTCATCATATGATTTTGTTGCTGTAAATGTTACTCTATTTGTCGAAATCGAAGAATAACCAATTGCCATCTTTAAATCACCACCTTCGGTAAACACTGTAAATGTATCTACATCACTCAATGCACCTTTTGCTTTGATAAATTTGTCAATCATAGTTGATGCCATTTCGATATCAATATTGAAATCAGGTAATTGTTTCAAATCTGGTACAGGTGGAATAACTCCTAAGTCTGCTAATTGATAAGATGTTTCAGTTTCGTCAGACGATAACTTTAATGATACCGATTTATCACCTGCTTTGTCAACTTTCAATGTTAAGTCGTTGTCTAATACACCAATCATATTTTTTAATAATGATGTTGTGTAAATACCGACATTCATTGGTGTTGATGTGTAAGCGTTAAACTCTACCTCACCTAATAATGTTTTGTCATCTGAAATAAATCTAACTGATAATTTCGTTCCTTCAGCGTTCCACGCTACTGATTCAATAAGTCCACCTAGTGAATACTTTTGAATGAATTTTAATAAATTGTTTTTGTTCATGTTTTATGTTTGTTTTACTAATATACGATTAATTTTTTATAATACCAAATTAAAATGCGAAGAATTTCTTTGCTGTTTTTGTATCTGCGGTAACTTTATCCCACTTTAATGCGTTATAAAAGTCATCTAATTTGTTTTCTAATTCTGCTTCAAATATTTTGTTTCTATCTACATAGGTTTCCACAAAATCCATAATTTCTTTTGGGTCATTATAATCTTTGAATGCAACTGTTTCTAATCCCAATGGGTTGTCTTTAAGATATACCCACTTTACTTTATCACCATCTCTAATTGGTTCATGCTTATATGGACAATTGAAGAATTTTAATAATCTATTGTATGTTATTCCGGCTTTAACGTGTGCAGGTGTTCCTTTCTCAAAGTTTGCTACTGCATCACCTGTTTTCCAACTACCATTATCATACTTACTCAATTCCTTTAATGCCCCACCTTTTGCGATTGTATTTACAGGTAGTGTTGGTAAACTTTTCTTAAATGTTAATAGGGTATCATCGATATAATCATGTCCTTTACCCATTAAAATATCTTTCAACATTGTAGACATAAACTTCTGGAATGCTTTAGGGAATGAACTTCTAACTACATCCAATCCTTTCACATCTAACTTATCACAAGGTATTCCGTTTTTCAAAATCATCCATTGTGCATATCGTTTCTTTGCTACCCAAAATCCCGCTTTACTGATATATTCTTTTTTAATCTCAAATCTATGTTTGTCTTTTGGAATAAAGAAAAATCTCTCTGCCAATAAATCATAGAATGAGTTTAAGAATGTTTGTGTTTCGGTTGCAATGTTATCCACTTCAACTGCCATTCTCTTTTCATCAAATGTCTTATAGTCTGGGTATCTATGTTTTACCAAAGGTTCTGCCATCATATAAATTGAGTCAGTATCAATATAAACATTGTAGTCATCGGTTGTTCCTAATTCTTTCCAATATTTTCTATTTGCCATTTCAGCCGTCTTTTTAATTACGACTTGTCCTGTTAGTGTCACTGCTTCTGCGTTATCCACATCATAGAAACGGAATGCTGGTAGACCTAATACACCATACATTGAGTTTAATAGGATTTTTTGAACGTGTTGTCTTTTACCATAGAACTCATATAATTCGGTATTTTTTTCCTCACCATATTTCTTTTCTAATTTACGATATTCAACCCTTTTGTTAAACCATGTGTTAAGGATATCCGCAATCAAACCTGGTTTATCTTGCATATAAAGAACTCCATTAGCTGCTACACCCAATTGACTATCTTTGAT